TCTTTTTTCGTTGTGTCTCTGTGAATGCTTTATACTTCCCGCATACACTGTGACAACCAACTTTCCTGTCTACGCATTCCTTACATGGACAGTTTTTCACAACTTCCACTCCTTCCACTACCTATTTTTGCGCAAAAAAATACCAACCATCGAATAATGATGGTTGGTATCAATATTATAATCTTAATATTCATGAAGCACATACTTAATTAAAAAATCGTCTGCTTCATCTGGATCAAATTGATCAGGATCATAAATTGCCCTAGAATAATCTACAAATTGAGGTAAATGAGCTTCTGTCATCTTAGCACTTCTGTAACCTCTTCGACGCAATTCATCCAATACCTCATCAGATAATGGTCTTGAATCTAAATTACCAAAGTCGTCCCTCGTTACAATGCCCCTTGATTCGTATGCCTCTATAACATTTTGAATATCTTGTTCTGTAAACATCTTCATTCCTCCTATAGTATGATATAAAAATTATACCACTCCAACCATCAATATTCAATTTTCAAAGTTCGACAAATTTCGACGCTACATCATCTGATCTAATGGCAACTCCATCTGAATTGCCGGATAATCTTCCCATGGAACGCCTATGTAATCTAGGACTCTTCCCCAGCCATATTTCTCTCCAGTCTCTGGATCTGTACAACACCGGTACATGTAATACTCCCATTCTTTCTGGTTACGCTCTCGCAATTTATCAAATCTATGTGGTCTTTTCTCCATGTGAATGCCAAAGCCACACATACTACATCCGGTTCGCTGTGCTCCTGTAGTCCGAAGATTTCCGCACTGATCCTGTACTACATCGCCGTAAATATCCGGTATAATGCTATCCACCGGCTCATATGGTATTACATTTCCATTCTTGTCTTTGCTGTAAGGTTGCTCATAGTACAACTTCTCAAACACATCCATGTTTTTGTGATACCAATCATCCATTTCCAATGCCAGCTTTAATATGTCATTTCGCATATACGGAGCAAACGGAGCCGATCGCATTGTGGTTTTTCCATAGTAGTTGCATCCGTGATCGGTAAGCGCTTCTTCTCTCTGCCCGCCTTCCGATGCCATCATTCCAAGATACGGATAGCTCTGATGTTCCCTCGCCCAGTCGTCACATGGTTTTTCTTTGAGCCAGTAGCAACAATCATTTGATACTTTGAAATCCGGTTTCTGATAGTTCACTCCTTCATTTTCGTTTTCATACCCCCCGAACAATTTCAACCACTTCTGCGGCAGTTTCATCCGGCTATTCTTCTGAAAATGACCGAGTTCTCCACATTCACCTGTAATAATCGCATGTCTGACAGTTTTATTCTTTTCCGTCGGATTCTGTAACAATGCAATCTTACCTGCTATACGCTTACTGATTACCGGAAATCCAACCTCATTCAATACCTGTGTCTTTGTCTTATATGAATGCAGAATTGTCACACCAAGCGCTTTGTGCACTTTCTGAATACTTGCATCTTCCAGACTTGATACTGATATTGCAGGTACATCAATTCCGATAGATTTCAAGAATACATGCAATGTAATGCTATCAAGTCCACCAACACTGACATGTGCTACTTTCCCACGTTTATCCATCTCCTGAAGAAATTCTATTGCCCGGAGTTCTGACCGTTTCTTTTTTACTTCATATGGCTGATATTGCATGGCAATCATCCGGCTTTTTGCTTCACGCTTCTGTTCTTTCCACTTCTGGAATTCCACATCCGGCTTGTCTATCTCAATATCTTCCAAGAAGTCAAATTGTTCCTGTAACATGTATTTTATGTCTCCTTTCCTTGATTTTCTAATTTAATGGCAATATAATATTGATATAATTTGCCAATAACATATTTACTTACATTATTTATCTCATGCTGTTCCGCCATATATGAACATACAATTACAACTAATCTTAAATTAAGCATTACACTTACTGGAGGGACTATTATGGCAATATATGATTTTTTTAAAAAGCTAACGGCGGGCGCAGGTGTGCGTGGGTTTGCGCTGGAATCCAATGTTGCAGGAACAGATGGTAAGTAAATCTTTGGACACCGAGGGGTTCGATTCCCCTCGAACCCGCCACATAATCTTTTTACATAAAATCGAACAGCGTCAGCTCGTCCATCTCGTTTTCTGCTGCCTGCAGATATCCAACTCCATCTCGGAAATAATCAGGATTCAACTCACAGCCTTTACCATATCTTCCCATCTTAACCGCCGTCATTGGTACCGTCATAAGTCCGCCGAACGGATCATATACGACATCTCCCGGATTGCTGTATCTGTTGATGATCCGCTCCACAATATCAAGCTGAAGCGGACATACATGCATCTGCGCTCTTCTTCGGCTCTGTGTCGTGTTAAGTGTCCGCATCCGGTTGATATCATCCCATACCTCAAGTTGGTTCCATGATCCCGGAGCAACCACCATGAAAGTGGCCGGCAGTCTGCCGTCCTTATCAAGCTCTTTTGCAAGCTTCACATGCTCTTCATAGTTGTACACGCTCTCTCTGCTGTATTTCCTGTATGCTTTCTGCAGATTATCCACCGATATCTCTTTCAGCTCATCTTTACTGATCAGACGATTGCCCGATGATCTCCAATATCCGTGTGCATCTATCTGCCATTGCGCTCTTGTGTACTCTTCCTTGCTCTTTGATACCGGATTATCTGCATATGCTTTGCTGTGATCCGTTGGGAGCTTTCTGAACAGCAGAATATATTCCGGGCATCCTACACCCATCTTGGTACCATCCTTGCACTGTTCAGACCAGCCAAGGCGATATGTCTGGTTATTCTCTCGTACAACATCCGTCACAACAGTGATCATGCCGAAATACATAAAACCATGCTTCATGTAATGTTCGATACAATCCGCATGAAACGGCTCGATCGTCGGCATACCGGTACCAGTCGCATTTCCAAACAGCACCCGATCTTTAACATGTACTGCTGCCACTCTGCCCGGTTTCAGCACTCGCAGAAGTTCCGGTGTCAGGTAGTCCATCTGTTCAAAGAACCGCTCTGTATCCTGATTGTGTCCAAAGTCGTTATAATTTGCGCTGTACTCGTAGTGATTGCCGAACGGTATCGACGTATGTATCAAATCAACGCTGTTGCTTTCCATGACACGTGTTTCTTCCACGCAGTCGCCGTATACCGCTTCATAGTGATTTCCTCGCACGGTTCGTTCTTCTCTTGTTCCTTCCACTCCCATCTTCCTTTCCAATCGTTCAGCTTTATTCGCTGAATTCAGTCCATATTTCTTCACGATCTCAACCATCCGCTGAACCATGTAATTGTGATTCTTCCATTTTTCCGTCAAGGCTTCCTTAATCTGCCGCTCGTTCTCCATGTAGATAATGTCAATCACAACCGGCTGGTTCTGCAAGAAACGGTAACATCTGTGGATTGCCTGTATGAAGTCATTAAATTCATAATCAATGCCAAGAAATATCTCACGGTGGCAATACCTCTGAAAATTACACCCGGAGCCGGACAGCGATTTTTTTGTTGCAAACAACCGTGTCTTTCCATTTGAGAAATCAATTACACGCTGTTCTCTCGTCTCATAATCCATGGATCCATAGATATCAACCGTCTCTGGTAACGCCTTCTTGATTGCATGGCGTTCACTCTCCAGGTCGTGCCACAACAAGAAATAATCATCCGGCGAAGCATCTACAATCTCCTTCATCTTCTGTACCCGGATGTCTATGCTGTCCCGCTTAACTGCTGCCGCTTCTTTCAATCCTTCTGCCGCTTCCTGAAAGAGCTGCATCTGGCCGTCCCTGTCTGCTGTATCTCCGTAATGAATCGCTATCTCATGCCATCTGACATCAAGCGGTGGCAGATCGTATCCGACATCTGAGTAGTCAGGATTGAGATCAGACGGCTTTGTAACGAACAGCGCCCAACTTGACACCCACAACCAGAATTCATCTTCCATATTCGGATACAGCGTCAGGTTGTTTGCCTTTGTACTATCCCGCTGGAAGAATCTTGTCAGTGCCTGTCCGGTGTCCATGACTTCCAGATATCCGGCATAGTGTATAAGCTCCTTGTACTTATTCGGCGATGGTGTAGCCGTTGCTACGAGCTTATATGGAACGTTCTTGAATTTATCCAAGAATGTCTGATATGTCTTACTTCCAAAGCTCCGGAGAACACTTGCTTCATCCAGTGACGTTGCTACGAAGTACGCTGGATCTATATCACCATCTCTCACTCGCTCATAGTTCGTCAGCACAATCTGACTGTCACACGCATTAACCTCATCCATCGTCCGGCAATACTCCGGCTTGTCATATCCAAGCAGTTCCACCGCATCCCGGGTGAACTCCTGCTTCACGCCAAGCGGCAACACGATCAAAGCTCTGCCGCCGGTATGTTCCGCTGCCAGATGGCAAAATTCTATCTCCTGTACCGTTTTTCCAAGTCCGAACGCTTCAAACAATGCCCGGCGTCCGCCCTTAAGTGCCCATGCAACAGCATCTGACTGATGTGGTTTCAATGCCGGATTGATCTTTGAACGATCAACCGCAAATCCGCTGTCTGTTGCAAGGTCGATTTTGCTTTCTAAAAATTCTCTATATGTCATATCACACCTCACTTGCGACCAGCTCTCTATTACACAGCTTCTTGATCTGTCTCACTCGTTCAAACGATATACCGCACATTTTTGCTGTATCGGTCATGCCATATCCCTGCAGCATGCACCGCATTGGCTTCTGTGTTCTCGGAGACAACTGATCAACCATATGTCCGAAATCTATCATCGTAATAAGCTCTCCGATGCAATCATACTTATCCTCGAGCATCAGATCACCATACGTATCGCCGGTTTCATCTATCACCTTGTCAATCGATACATAACGATACTTGTCGAGGTCTTCCCGGTTGTGTGGCAATCGGATTGTCTCCGCATCGTAGTTGAGATATCTTCGAACATAACCCTGAATGTATAACCCAATATAGTTACGATTTAGGTGTTCCAGATCCTTGCTTCTGTCGATTGCTTCCACTAATGCCAGCATACCCACTTGGACAATATCCTCATAATTGGGAAATCCTCGATATTTGTTCAGATGGAAATACACCAGCTTGATATTTTCTATAATCTTCTGATTACGCATTTCTATATTTGACAATATTTTCACCTTCTTAACATGCTTCCTTTTTCTTCATCTTCTCCTGCATCCAAGCTTTCCACTCCCGCGTGTCCTCGGATACGGTCCAACTATCATTTTTATTGAGTAAATACTCGACTTTTTCCCACATCTCCGCATTCTTGATTGCAACACCTCTCGCAGACTTCCAACCGGTTTTCTTCCAACCGGTCAGCCAGTCATTTTTGAGTGTCCAGAAGACATGTTCTGTGCGTGTATAGATATGCACGGTACATCCTTTTTGCATACGCTCCAGCGCTGCAATGAGCAACGTCAACGTGATAATGTTTGTATTGCAATGTTCAAAATGCATCACATCGTACACAATCACAGGCTCGCCCTTGTACAGCATCTGCCGTCCATCTTCGTATGCTTCCATCACGTACATACCATCTGCCTTTGTGGCACGCGGTGCAATCGTCGAAGTCTCAATATATATCCTCACTTCCTGCATTTTCGTCTCTTCCTTTCGTTGCACCGGTGCAACTTCGGCCAATCGTCGCCCGGTGCTCGTATCACTCTCTTGGTCTGCTGTATCTTTACTTCCGTGTAATAGACATAGCTGTACCCTGTTACCTGATTTATGCCAATTCGAATTGATTTTTTATCTATGTAATACCCCGGACGGGCTACCGGTCCATCCGTGATGATCTTCTTCATTGTCCGACGTACATATGCTTTCTTCTCTGGCTCCGGACGTACTAAGTTTCTGCTTGAAGAAAGACTGGATGCGCGCTTGATCTCTTCCGGTTCAAATATGCTTGTCTGCTCAAGCTCTTCCGGAAGCGGCTTGCACAGATATGATGCAAGCTGTTCGAAACCTTCCTCGTCCCGGATCGGTTCGCTATGATGTGACAGCCCCGGCCAGTTCTTTGCTATCAGCAGTTCCGTATTCCATATGCGATTACAGATCAGGTGAATATGGATGCCGCCGCGCTTGCCAATCTCTACGCGCCGTACCCACTTCCACTTCTCGCCGTGTGCTGCATAATCTCTCCGCATGCTCTTGTTAAAATTTGTTAAATCCTTTTGGACTGCATCCATGCTTTTCCGCGTGCCTGCCGGGTATTTCAATGTGATCCAGCAATCGCCCGGTAAGAAGTTCTCCTTCAACAGGTGCCGACACTTATTCTCCTTGTTGATCTGATTCTGCCGCTTCACCTGCTCCGGTGTGGCTTTCTTTCTCTTTGCCCGCTTCGCACCCTTCGCTCCAATATGTCCGGCGAACTTATATGCATGCTCAATGGAATTTGTAAATGTAAATGTATGTTTTCTGTATGCCATCTGGTGTATCTTCGTCCCTAACTTTAATATGCTAATACTGCCGAAAAGCGCGGTTTTATCCCGCTTTTCTTGACTTCGTAAGTTCGGTGTGATACACTCAGATTGTTCAGATTTGAGGTATTACACCTGAGCCGGTTTTTCAGCCGGCTCTTTTTCTTTTCAATGCAGCTTCTCCGGTTGACTCCTTGTAATATGTGCCGTCCTCAGCTACCCAGTATCGGTACCGGTCGCCATTTGCGATCCTGCTGCCTATGTACAGGCATCCTGCCGGAGGCTCCAATCCTGCGAAGCTCTTTGCGCTCATGTATGCTTTGTGAATGATCTCGTCCATCTTCGTCACTTGTACGCCACCCTTCTTCGGTCTGACGTCTTGCTCTTCACGATCAGATGATCTGCGCAGTCTGCTTCCACGTTCCAGTTTTCCCACCGCAAGCCGTTTTTTTCCATGATTTCCTTTTGTTTTCGCGTCGGCTTTGCCGGGCGCTTCAGTTTCTCGTCTTTCAATCTCATCTTCTTCCTCCATTTCATTTGCTAATTCAATCAGCTGTTGCCAGATTGTACCGGCTACCATGATCCAGAAGCCATATATCAGCCCCATCCAAAGTAGCACTGCACCCTCGACCATCGCGATCGTTGCCAGCTTATATGTTGTTATGATCATTTTGTTACTCATCCTCTCATCCCTTCTACTGATATTCCGCTTGCAGATTGCCCCATCCGATCTGTCTCGCGACCGATGTCGGATTGAACGGCGGCACCTTGCGTCCTGCCTTCAATTCCTTCCGATAACGAAGGAAATCAACAAAGGCAAGATAGTTGACATACGTCACGCCGCAGCCGTCCAGGATTGTGTAGTTCCCGTATCTTCCACGTTGCACATACTCGTCAATTTCCGCAAGCCGGTTCGATACCGTCCGTGCAGATATATCAAGTGACTTCATGATCTGCGCTTTGGTCACGTAAGGCGAAGCGCTGATGTACTTGATCGATGTTATCTCCATGCTCCTCACTTCCTTTCTTTTTCTTTAACCGTCAGTTGGTGACAAGATGTCACCGACTCAACCCAACCGGTGACATCTTGTCACCAGTTCAACTATCTTCGTTTTCCATCTTCAACTGCTTCAGCTGGTCAACCAGCACCGCCCGTGTCTTATCGATAAGTCGAATATTATCTTCAATATCCTTTGCCTTTTTTGCTCTTGGATACATATCATAGAAGATCACTATCCCGAAGCTCTTATACAGTTCCGCAACCTCTTCCTTCCCGGATGTATTCCGAATTGCCGGATGCCACATATAGACCTCTTCGATCAGCTGATACTCTTCATCCATGACAGATCCGCCGATCATCTCTTCAAATTCACTCTTTGTCATTTCCCTCATATCCTCCTGTTTATAGTTTGTCTCCGAAAAATTTTTTTAATAGACGCTTCTTCTGTTGCCTCCCGTCTGCTTGACTATTTCTCCCACAGCTTCTATACTTTCCCTACAGGTTCCTGCCAGAACCGAGTAAATATGAAAGGGGGAAATTCTATATGCCAACTTCTGATTCTTTATACACATTTCCGTCTAATCAGCAGGAAGCATTAGCTATGCTCTATCTCCAGAATCAGGACTTATCTGGTTTAACGCCGGCACAGCTTGCCGATAAGTACAACTCTGTTCGCGATGAGATCAAACAACGCTTCTCAGAAATTCGTGCAGAAAAGCGGAAAGGCATGTACTAATTACACTTGCCTATATCGCATATTGCGGTATAGGCTTTTTATAATGCTCTCAACATAGCTGCTTTTGCATTGATCAGCTGTGCAACTGCATCCACTACATCTGCATATCTCTCATCTTTTTTTGCATCAAGATTCCGTATCTGCTGACATACCGATATAATCGTTGCATCGATTTCTATATCAACTTTCTGCAGATTCATTTGTGCTTCTGTTTCTTTCATCGCCATACTCACGCCTCCTTCCCTTTGTCCTGCTTCCTACGTGTTTCCCTATTGACCATTTACACATCCACCTCTATACTTTCCTTACAGGCTCCCGCCAGAGCCGAGTAAATATGAAAGGGGGATTTTTCTATGGTTATTGGTACAACTGAATTGATTAAATACCTTGATAGTGTCTGCCAAAACAATGCGGAACTGTTACATAACCAATTTCAAAAAATATGTCAGTACTCCAATAATGAGGTTGAGTTATGCCATAATGTTATGAATGAAGCCATCAATTTTTCGATGAAGCTATCAGTTTTGACAGTTCTTGATTTGATGTCCAAACTGGAACTATTGGATATTCAGCTTGATGATCCGGAGTCGACGCCTTTACACTTGGTTTGGGATTCTGATCATCCTGATAAATTTGATTAAGCTCTACGGCAAGCCCCTCTGACTTGGCTATCCCTTTTGCAGTGGTTCTTTCAGCCTCAGAGCAAAAAAACTTTATTTGGGAATCTATGTAATTACATATATTCTTTTTATATAGATTCCCTTTGTGCTTCAGGATTTCTTCCCTAACGGGTGGACTGAATTCAAATGCTACGCTTGATATCTGCTTTGATATTGCAGGAAGAATCTCCTTATACAAAATTGAATCCATCATGTTCAAATCTTCTATATGCTTTGAATCACTCATCTTCCTATTCTCGCCTCCTTCCCTTTGCTCCGCTGCCTCCTGTTATGGTTCTACATGTGTAGTAAGACGACATCGAACAGAAAAAACACTATAAATGAGATTTTTTTCTAAAATTTTTCTTTTGTTCTGCTTCCGTATCAAATTCTATATAGAATTTACGGTTTTATCGTAATCTAAAGGTAAAAAAATAAGTCGATTATATGGCACTCCATATAACTCCTCAATTCTTCGAATGATCGGAACATCAGGATAGCTCTTCCCTCTTTCATAATTTCCAAGCGTATCCTTGCTTATACCAATGAGTTTTGCTGCTTCTTCCTGATTATATCCCTTTAATTCTCTAGCCTGTTTTAACGTCATTGCAACCGGAAAATCCACAATTTTCTTCCTCCTTTCGTAATTTTCAAGTGTATCTTACTACGCTTTAACCGTAATGTCAACGTTTTTTCGTAATTTTTTCAATTTATATTGATTTTTTTACGTTTTAATCTTATACTAACATCCAAGGAGGTGATTTTTATGGGTAGTCTTGGTAATAAACAAATTATGGCCAGGAACATACAGTACTATATGTCCTTACATCATAAAGATAGAAACGATATGTGTGAGGCATTGGGGGTTAAATATACTACCTTTACGGATTGGGTTAAAGGAAACTCTTATCCAAGAATTGATAAGATAGAACTTATGGCTAATTATTTTGGAATTAGCAAATCTGATCTAGTCGAGGAACATTCTTCTCAATCCAATAGTACTAAAGGGCGCACTATCAATGTTCTTGGCCGAGTCGCTGCAGGTATTCCTATCAATGCAATTACTGAAATAATCGACACCGAAGAGATATCTGAAGAAATGGCCAAGACTGGTGAATACTTTGGCTTGAAGATCCGTGGTGATTCTATGGAGCCGCGCATCTGCGATGGCGATGTTGTAATTGTTCGCCAACAGGACAATGCAGAATCCGGAGATATTGTAATTGCTATGGTCAATGGGGACGATGCGACATGTAAACGATTAGTCAAATACGCATCCAGCATCGCACTTGTTTCTCTCAATAGCAAGTATGAACCTATGATGTTTACAAATGAAGAGATAATGTCCAAGCCGGTACGTGTGATTGGTAAGGTAGTTGAATTAAGAGGAAAATTTTAATCCATAAAGGGGGACTTTTATTATGTTTAACAAAGAATCTAAAGAAGAAAAAGATGCCAGAAAAACAGCCGAGCTCATGCAGAAGTATGGCTTAGACTATATATCCGAAAAAGATAAAGAATCAATCAGAAAAATTCTAAGTAATCTGGTTGGAACAGGTATGATGAAAACAGGTGTTAGTTTATCTCTTGGAAAGCCAGAAGAACAGGTTAAGATGGCATATTTATATGCTCTTATGGAACAAAACTGGATCATTATCCGCCAATTGGACAGAATATCTAATTTACTAGATAAAGATTGATATCATCATATACACATTATTCTTACAAAGGGGGATTTTATTTTGGATATTAATGAATATATGAAATCACGAGTAGACGATCAAATTGAATGGTACGATAAGAAATCCGTAAAATGTCAGAGATGGTATAAGTTTTTACAAGCGATAGAAATTATAATAGCCGCGAGCATTCCTGTTTTATCTGGTTATACAAGCCAATGTTTTACTATTCCTATAATAATTGGTGTCGAAGGTGCTGTTATTACAATAATCGAATCTCTCACCAAATTATATAAGCATCATGAAAACTGGATTGAATATCGAACCACTTGTGAATTATTACGCTACCAAAAATATTTATACATTACAAAATCAGCACCATATAATGATGAGCCTGAAAGTATTGATAATATTTTTGTAAGGAATATTGAAAATATCATATCCTCCGAAAACAATAAATGGAAAAACATTAACATCAAAGAAGCAGCAGAAAATAAATCTGCTAATTAACTCTTTGATATGTCTTTTCAAATATATCTGGTTTGCAAGGATATTGTTCACCGTTCACTCCTGTGATAATCCAATCTCCAGGAGAAGCGGTCATTCTTCCTTCCATGGTATTGATAATTAATTCTACATCTGTTTGATAAGCTTCGACAATTACAGGTTTCTTTTGAAATTTTTGTTTACAAGATTTCATATAGACGCCTCCTATTCAGAAAGGGGATTCACAAATGACTACATATAATATTTTTATCAGTCACGCTTGGAAATATACCGAGCATTACAACAAAATTGTCCAATGGCTCAACGAAGCACAGAATGAAGGAAAGTTTAATTGGAAAAATTACTCTGTTCCCGAACATGATCCACTTATTGATCCTGATAGTTCAGAAGGAAAAGATGAGTTAAAAGCTGAACTTAAAGATCAGATCAGACCTGCATCTAAAGTCATTATTCTCGCAGGCATGTATGCTGCTTACAGCGATTGGATCGAGTATGAGTTGGATACAGCCGTTGATACGGATAAATATATCATCGGCGTAAAACCTTGGGGACAAGAGCGTATTCCAACTATTATATCAAATAACTCCGATGTTCTTGTCGGTTGGAACAAAGACTCAGTTATTAACGCAATTTTAAATTCGTAAATTTATTATAACAGATGTAGATAATTATAACAAGCAGTGCTCCCTGGTGCTCTAGCACCGGGAGCATGCTATAAACAAACAATATAATACACTTAACCGGGCAGCCGAGAGGTGTTACACCATATCCGTTCGAGTCTTGGAAGGGAGTGGTGCCTTATGAGTACATATGAGGAATTCATGGTGTTACTTACCATTGCAATACTTATTGTAACGATTCTGAATCATAGAAAGTAAGAAAAACACCTCAGCCGGTCAAGCACAAGGTGTTTTTCTTTGAATAGTTTGCCGGACGGATAGGTCGTATCTATCGCTCGGCTGTCTTGTTAAGTGTATTATATGCTATTTGGTTGATTTTTTCAACCCCAAATCACCTGCAGTTGTTGCACCGGTGCAACTTTTACAACCAGGGTACAGATTGTACCTTGCTTCATAACTTCATAACAAAAAGAATCCCCCGTGTTGGCGCACGAGGGACTCAGATACACCATCTAAGGGGATGGCATACATAAAACATACAAACATATTATACCATCCCCTTCTTTAATTTACAATTAAAAGGAGGGATTTTTTATGTGGTGTGAACCTAGAAAAAATGGAGTAGTTTATCGTGAGCGGTACAAGGATCCTTTGACTGAGAAAAATAAGGTTGTTACAGTTTTCAAGTCTAAGGATACTGCTCAAAATCGTAACAAAGCCCAGCGTGAACTTAATGCAAAGATTGAAGCAGCCATTGCAGAACTTCAATGTGATGATTGCTCAATTACGCTATCTCAAATGCAAAAAGAATACCTGAAAGCTCAATCGGTTACTTTCAAGCAATCGACCGTGAAAAGGAATCAGATTATTACTTCATCTGTTATTGATTTACTTGGTGCTGATGCGATAGTAGATAACCTTACGACTCAATTTGTAAATTCAAGGTTGCTCGGATCCGGAAAACAGGTTAGTACTCTTAATACCTATATTACACGGTTCAAGGCACTCCTTAATTGGGGATACATAAACGACTACCATAACAACATGAAATTGATCGCAAAGCTCAAACCATTTGTAGATCCAGCAGATGATAAAGAGATTACATCGAAATACTTAGAACCGGCAGAAGCCCAAAAACTTCTTGACTACATCAAACAGGATAAAAGCTGGCACTGGTACTATGCAACTTCAATATTAATACTCACAGGCTTGCGTTTTGGTGAACTTTCAGCATTAGAGATACCTGATATCGATACAAAGAATCTCACAATACGGATATCAAAGACATATGATTCAATCAATGATATTGTGACAACTCCGAAAACAGATAACTCCAAGCGCACGATTCACATCCAGCCAGATTTACTACTTGAACTAAAGAAGTGCTTGCTCTGGAGAAATGAAATGATGCTTGCCAATAATATTCGATCAGGTCTCCTGATTCCAAATGTCAAAGCAGGAGAACATATGCATATAGCTGGCTATGAAAAATACCTACGTGTGACCTCCGAGAAACTTCTTGGCAGACATGTGACACCTCATATGCTTCGACACACACATGCATCTCTTCTTGCTGCAAATGGAATGACTCCGGACGAGATTGCCCGCCGATTAGGGCACAGTAAATCTACAATCACAAGCAAGATCTATATTCATGTTACACAAAAAGTTATCGAAAATGATAACCGGAAGATTGATCAAATAAAACTGTTTTCATAATTTTTGCCCACTATCTGCCCACCTAGACGATTTTTAACCATTAAAAAACGGCGGAAACCCTTGATTCTACGTGGTTTCCGCCAAATAAAAAAGATGCCCAGAGCCAGCGTTTCCCTTTCTTCCTATTATAATGCACATATATGCAAATGTACGAAAATAAGCCGTTTTTTAACAATTCTCAATACATGATCTATGCATATATGCGCACTTTTTTTGCACACCTGCTGCACACCAACTCACTCTTGTTGAATCGTATATGTCACTTTCATAGTCTTATCTGCCGTCTTTGTAACTGGCTTGTCCAGGTTGCTGATTGTTGCTAGATAGTTTTTTAGATAAGTGGTATATATTCTTCCGGAGTCATTTACAGTCATTTTATTTATTCCATTATTTATTATATACGGACGGGAACTATCATATTGCTTTAACTTTGACAATTTCATGCTTTTTGTTATACAATCAAATATAGCAATACGATTATTATTCGTCACATAGATTTTTCCGTTGCTATTTGCTATTTTGTTCAGATATATATAATTCATTTTTGTTTCATATTCATGCACATCTGTCGGATTTTTGGTATTGATCTCGTACAGTTTTTTGTTACTGTCACTTATGTATATATATTCATTATATGCATCTATTCCACCATCATTATACCAATTTGTCTGTGTGTTATTAGTTATATCAATCCGCTGCATTGTCATGTCCGTTATATCTAGTTTAAAGACTTGTAATGTTTTATTCTTATACGTTACACCTTTGTTTATGAAATAAATATATCTCCCATCATTACATGTGCGGCTCAAAGTTGACAATCCGTCAATCTCCATATCGATTTGTTCATAGCTAATTTTATTTATGTCTTGCGTTTTATTTTTTTCTATATTAAACGGACTAAATGTTGATATCTCTGATGCATATTTATATACCTTAAACTTGTTAGCACTTAAACTTCCACCATAGATATACTGAGAGTCTATATAGAAAGTGGTTATTCCATCTATCGGTTCTCTTGCATTGCACAGACTGTAATCTCCATCTATATATTTGTTAACATTTGTAAGCTCACTTATACCAGCATCTCCAAACCCACATAGTCCCATGTCTCTATGTGTTAATGCTGCAGCCGCAATCACACCATTTCCCTGGTTGGTTGTCCAGTCGTATACATATGTCATTTTTTTGCTTGGCCAGTCAGCTACACTTTCTTTCTGATTATAGCTCCCCTGCGTCAACGCCTCATCAGCATTTGCTACATTAAATGCACCACAAGCCGTAGCCTCTATTCCGCCCGGCAATGTTGTTGCATCATCAGGTATTTCTTTGTCCGTTAATACTATACCACCAAATGCAACCTCTGTTGTTGGACATAATTCGTCCATTACTTTTCCTACGTTTAGATAATATCCATTATTGCTGAACATTTTTCCCAAAGCGTCAGTCATGTGATTGTCATGCTCAATCACTTCGGTTTCTCTGCATCCCCGAAGTTCCAAGCGCACATGTCCGTGAAACTTCGGTACCTGAATTTTGTTGATATAAATATTTTTGAGTATTGATTCCATCTTATTCCTCCTCGTCGTTTTTAAACTGATACTGAAACTCTGTCAAGCTATCTTCCACAGACGATACTATGAATCCAATCGTAAGTATCTTTGATTGTCCTACACTCTCATATGCATGTAACATACTTCCTTCTAATGCATCCGTCAAAGTTTCTTCTTCCGTCCAGGTCATGCCTGCATCATAGGATAGCTTAACTTTTATACCTTCATGGATTGCTGTTGCTCCGGTGATTCCATAGATACTTACATCCGACATATCACACGTTGCCTGTACGATCTGTGCATGCGGTACCGCCGTGATCGTAATCATTGTATCTAGGATTGTGTCAGCTGCAGTCCATTTGTATATGTTCGGTGATTCTAGTTGCAAGATATAGTCCGATGCTGGTGCTGCATCTAATCCATATGTTTCAAAGTCTGCTGCCTGTAAATCGCCGGATAGAGTTATTTCACACAGCGCATCATCCTGAATCGTGTAATGCTTGTCTTCCGACCAGAGCAGATACTTCACAACCTGTTCTGTTGCGCTCTCAGCATCCGAGTTTCCACTCTCACTTACAGAATCGATCACATCACTGACAACAACACTCTGGATTGATTCAAATTCTGTTGAGTCCAAATCGACAACATTCATCATTCCGCGGTCTATGTTCTGATTTACTGACTTGTTTACAAATTCTGTTGCAAGTCTGAACGCTCCACCTTCATTTGATACATACCTTGACGAATATGTGCACTCGCTGTCTGTTGTAAAAGTCCAGCTCACGATTCCCCAGCCTATTTCTGTCTTATCAAGCAAATTCCCAACTGTTGTTATATCATCCAATTGAACGGTCTGGAGCTGTTCTTCTACGATGTTTTTATCTACATCTATCATATCTGCAACAACCGTACATATCAGATCTTTTGACACAGTGAGAGAATCCAATACTGCAATTTGGGTAAGTTTCTCTTCTACTGTGATGAATCCATCCCATTCGACTGTACCAACCAATCCCTGACCATAGATAACCGCACGTACCGCCCCCTGCGCTATCGCTATACTGCCACCGGCAATGTTTAACTTTACAATCCATCGATTGATGGAGTTTTCTTCAATCATAAGCATATACATCAAACTCAGTATATGCTTTCCGTTTTTCCATGTCTCTGTCGGATTATATCCTATGATTGTTACTTCATTCAGCGTATACTCGATTGATCCGATCACATCTTCTTCTGCAGTTGCATCAAGCAGTACTTCTGCTTGAAAAAGCACGCCTATTGAGACGGACGATGTGAAACGGATATCTATGATTGCCTTTGACTCGCCGTCGCCGATCTGGATTGCACTCGCATTCTCATAATTAAAAAATAATATCTCATTTGTTGATACGTTATTCCGTAGCCCTTCCAGATTCTTATCCGTCTTACTCTTCGCGCTTGCAAGCGCTGGATCCGATCCGAAGCCGGTAATCTTATATCCTTTATTGAATGTATAATCATACATCATCACACATCCAAGCTTTCCCGGAGCGATACCATCCGTGCACCGGATGATATCGCCAAGGTCATACATCGCCCCACACAGGCAACCTGTCTCGAATGGCACATAGTCTATTTTCAAAAGTGCATCCAGCACCGCGCGCCGGATCTGCTCTTTGTAACTGTCTACACCATATTGCAGAAACGGATTCGATCCAAGATTGTATGTCAGATAATTATCTGGATCAGATCCATAATAGCTTGTAGTGTTGTTTTCCATATTCACACAGGATAATCCAGAGTAGCGTGTCTCAAACTTACTGAACTTTGAGCCGGTAAACCGTTCATGATTCGTAAGTGTATCAACAACATTCTGCGTGTAGCTTCTAAGTACAAGCTTTCCTTCGCGATCCATCGTCGCAATGGTACCTGTTGCCTGTGCTACCCAGAATACAAAATCCTGCCATGTCTCGATATCATTCTCTGTATAAAGCGAAAGACTCTCCGTTCCGTTCGGAAGTGCATCTACATCTGCCTGTGTCAGTCCCAACTCTACCTCACAGGTTGTGCAAGCAAGCGTTAACAACTCATATGGTGTGCCAATTGTAATATCTACCGTACAGGATCGATTGAAGCGAGCCATGTTGTCATATGCTGTGATATCAACGCCATACTCCGTGTCATTTGCTTCTGATACTGTATAGACGCCAAGCGGTACATCTTCCCATGCGGTACCGCCAATCAAGAGTCCTTCTGATACTATGATCTGTGCATTCGTCCAATCTGGCACCTGCAGATCCGGCTTGAATGTGCACTTCAACTCTCCTATGTACACACTGCCGATCTTGACATCGTTCTGCTCGCTGCACTGATTCGTTATCGTGAAGGAACCGCTTAATATGTCATGATTGGTAAATGCGATCTTATTTACTGTTCCGGCCAGGCGGAACGTCTGTACTTTTCTTTTTGTTTGTTTCAGATATTCTTCTGATACCTGATACATGCTACCGCCTCCTTGCTTTATAACTCTTCCGCGCCGAAAGATACCGTCCAATACCCTTGTGTGTTCTGGCTATATTCCGAATTCTTCTCCAAATCGCAATCAATACTCTCAATCCGCACCGTATACTCCGCTTCATCAATCTGCAGTTTTACCGACTGCATCTTTGCATATCCAAGCATCTTGTTCTTCCATCTTGAAGATACCTGGAACTTCAACGAGCCGGAGTATTTTCCGGCTCGCACGTCAATTGCAAGATCATCCCCTGCTTCTGACTGAAATGTATTTGATACTTTGCTGAAGCTCTCTGAATAATCGATTGGATTTGGTACACGTTCGCCATTGATTTTTACATATTTGTTCAGCATTATCTTCCTCCTGATCTGTAATTATTGATCTGGTTCGCACGTACAATGATGTCATTTAATTTTGACTGACCGATATATACCGGGATCACAATATCTCCTGCTGCCATCGCTGTCTGATTACCTGCAAGTGCGGCTTTCATCTCACGTGCCACGGCCGCAATCCATTTCTCGTTTTGATCAAGCGGAACAACCGCCTCCGCGCCATTACCTTCCAGCAAACCGACCTGTCCTTTTGCAAGCACGCCGCCTCGTTCCAGTTGTGGTACTCCAAGCTTACTGATCTTCGACAGGCTGACGCCCGGAATCTTGTTGATCACACCGATCACGGCATTGATCGCACCGATGAAGCCGTTTATGATACCGATTGCCTTGGATAAGACAAAATTAACGGCTGTTTTTACCGCCCCGGAAATCGCATTGCCGATTGCCATACCTGCACTTTTGAAGATACCTGTTACAGAGTTCCACACACCTGAAAAGAAACTGCCTAATCGATTGAAGATACTTGTTATGCCATTCCACGCCTGTTGGAATATGCCTGTGAAGAAACTTCCAACCGTGCTGAATACATTCCGTATGCTTGACCATGCATTTGTCGCGACGGACACGATCCCAGTCCATATGCCTGTAAAGAAGCTTCCAATCGCCTGAAAAGCAGATGTGAAGAATTCCTTAAACGCAGTGACAAGCTGGGACACTTTCTCACAGAAAGATTCCCATACAAACTGTGCCACCTCAACGATTGCATCCCAATTCTTTATAACTACGATAATTGCAGTAATCACCGCAATAACAGCTGCTGCAATCAGCAGAAACGGACCGATTGCAGTGACAACCCCGGTAATGGCCGGAATCATGGTTCCTGTAATAAACGTAGATGCGGTACCCATCCATGTTGTGATAGAACCGACTAAAGACACTATCTGACCGCCATAAAATATAACCTTTCCTACCGAATTTATAAGAGTTCCTATCAATGCTATTAACGGTCCAATTACCGCCACAACACCTGCAATCGCTATAATATGCTGTTGCTGAGAATCTGACAAACTATTCCATTTTTCGCCCAATCCTCGTATTTTTTCTGAAATATTCTCTAATATCGGTGCTAACATAGATGCAAGCGTTGCTCCTACCTCGCTTGCCGCAACCTTTACGGTATTCATAGTTGTTTTCAGTTTGTCTGTATCATCAAGCATTGCATCATATGTCGTATTTACATTTCCTATATTGTCTGTCATTGATGCACTTAATTCCTGAAAACTAAGTGATCCACTCTTGCATGCTTGATAAACTGCAGCTCCTGCTTTTGTACCAAACAAATCATATGCCGCCTGCAAACCCTCTGTTTCTGTTTTTGCATCAACCATACTTGATTGAATCTCAGCCAATGCTTCATCTAAAGGTTTTCCATCAGCCGTTGCATTCTTTAATGCCTTCGACAGGCCACTCATAACCTGTGATGTATCTGCACCAGACATTTCTACTTTACCGAGAAAATTTGCACTTGATGCTGCATTCAATCCCATCTGTTGCATTGCTGCAGAATTCGTAACCATAAGAGACGCAAGTGTGTCTACACTAATACCCGTCGCTTGTCCCGTTGCATTTAATGTGTCAAGCAAACCACCCGTATGACTAATGTCTACATTGTACGCGGCCATTACCTTTTGAACATTATCAATAGATCCTGATACATCTGTATCATTCAGTTCTGCAAATTTAATAAACCGTGTAGACAAGTCTTCCAACGTAGAACCCGTCACACCAAATCTTGTATTGACTTCACCTACTGCTGCCCCTGCTGTCTCGAAAGATGTTGGAATATCCTGTGCAATTTTTTTTGCAACATCTTCAAAACCTTCTAATGTCTTTCCTGTTGCACCAGTTTTTTTCACAATAATATCCATTCCAGCATCTACTTCATTAAACGCTGCAATAGACGCTGTGCCAGCGGCAACAATTGGTGCTGTAACATTTTTTGTCATGCTACTTCCAAAACTATTGATTGAACTTCCAACATCCTGTACTTTTGTACCTACTTCCTGTATCTGTGCACCTGCTGCCTGCATCTGGCTTCCAAGCACCGACGCGGATTGTCTTGCCTGTTTCTCCAGGTCTTCCAGATTCTTCGTCGTCGTGACAATCTCTGCCTGTAGCGCATCATATTCGCCCTGTGTGATATTTCCAAGCTCCAGCTCTTTCTTAGCTGATTCCGCCGCCTGCTTTTCCATATCCAGCTTTTCTTTTGTCTCTTTAATGACCTCATTCAAGGCATTCTGCTTTGCTTTAAGCAGATCTACATTCTTCGGATCCAGCTTCAGGGCCTTCTCCATTGCTTTCAAATTGCTTTGTGTAGATTTGATTTCCGCATTTGCTGATTTCAGTGCCTTTGTAAGTCCTGTTGTCTTTCCATCAATCTCAATCGTTATTCCTTTGATCTGTCCCACGTAGCCACCTCCTTACATAGCTGCAAATTTATCAAAGTCATCCTGCGTCGCCTTGAGTGGATAGTTATATGTGTCATTGCTACTCTCAATCATCATGTCTAGCACATCTCCATGTGTTAACTCCTCAAGGTCCTGCATAGATATGTGTAGTGAAAAAGCCCGCAGCATAAAGATGTTTGTATTCATCTCCCTTACTGTGGGCTTTGGTCTTTTTTTAGTTCACTTGTGGTCGTAATATTGCGATTCCATACATTCAGGATGGATGTGATTGCCGCAGGATCCTGGAAGTCTGCTTCCTCAAATTCTTCCATCCATGCAATATACCCTTCTTCTGAAGCTTCTTTAATCTCCTTCCGGTTCTGCATGTTCATCACATACGCAAGCTTCGATGTATATTCAATCGCATCAAGTTTGTCTACGTCTTCTACGTTTTCCAACTTGGCAAGATCTTTTAACAGCTCGCGCTTAAATATCTGCTTATATCGAATCGCAGTCGCTGCGTTGCTCTCAACTGCCACCTCTCTCTTCCCAATTCTGATCACTGATCTCATAGTATCCTCCGTTTCTGTTGCACCGGTGCAACTTTATATTTTGCAAGAAAAATGGGACGGTATCTTCTACCATCCCATTTCAATGATTGATATTAACCTGCTGCCTGTTCTGATGCAGTCGGCTCCCATACTTTTGTATACCAGCTCTTATACACTTCATCTGTTGTATTTGATCCGGTTGTTGCCTTAACCAGATTCTTTTCCTTGCCATTGATCACATTGACATCCGGACGTGGTGCAGCCGTAATTGTCACAGATTCTGTCACCGGCTCCGTGCTATCTTCTTTTGTCTGGGACGCAACGGAGTGTCGTGTCAGTGAGCAACGATACAGTACATGTCTGCGTGCCTTTTTATCTCCTGAAAACTCAAACAAAAGAGCAATATACTTCTGTTCGTCTGTCGAAGATTCAACAAACACACCATCGACTTCTTCCTGTCCCATCACCTCAGTTTCCACGTCCTCCGGTACAAGTGCAGATTCAAAATCTCCCTCATAGCCGGAATTGCTTGACAATACGGCATACGCGGTATCATCCGCATAAAACGTGTTGGATTCTCCGGACGGATCAAGCGATAAACTTACTGCTCCCGGCCATTTCTTTGGCGTACTGTATGTACTCTTGATCGTTCCATCCTCCTGCTCCGTCTCTGTGATAATCGCATAATGTGTATTTTTCAATCCAAACTTAATCTTATTTTTTTCTTTACCCATCTTTATATTACCTCCGCTTCGTATATGGTCATAAATACTTTCTGCTCGTTCTCGAACTCGTCTGTCATGCTCCACGGAATTTCCGCTTCGTCCAAGGCACTTTCGATCAACGCCTCCAGCTTCTCATCCTTCTTCGTACTATGCAGCACAGCACGCAATGAACTGATTTTCTGATATACCTTGTCATCTGCGAAGAAGTTATTGTCAGCATGGCATGTGTATGTAACGTATGGTACTTTGGTGCCTACAGGTGCATGGTCATAGTGTACAGTCACACCCGGTACCGACAAGACTTTCTTTACATCTGCAATCGTCATCCTTTTTCCACCTGCCTTTTGAATTCTTCCGGAAACTCATCCTGCGCCCAGGCTTCCACCGGAGCAATATGCACGTGCGCAGCGGCGTGTCCTCGCACTTCTCCGTTGATGATGATGTCATGTCCGTTCTCAAGAAGATGTGTCAGCTGGTACTGCTCGTTATACACAGTCATTCCTTCTGATGTTTTCTTGTATTTCCATCCATTTTTGTACTTTTTTCCTCTTTTTGCACGCTTGTTTTTGGGTGAGGTCTTTTTCAGCTTCTTTACAGCTTCCTCGGCTGTTTTCTCCGCTGCCGTATCAACCGCAGTGTGCACATGATGCTCAAACGCCGAAAAAATCGATTGTAATTCCATATCAAGCTGTCCAATTTTAATCGTCTTGTTCGACATACGTCACCCCTGCTTTCTCTTCGGCATACAGCTCGATCGTATCGGAATCTGTACGCTCATAGGTGCGATAGATCCCATATACCTTGTCTTTGTACTTCACAAGCTCTTCGCCGTTGTAATTTACCTTATCTGTGTCAAAGCGATACTTCGGATTCATACCGACCTGCCCGGCTTTGAAGAATTCCTGGCGATCAACAGACTGTACTTTGCATATTACTGCACGCTCGGTCTTCTCAACGACAACCGGATTGCCGATATCATCTGTCCCAGTCTTAACCGCGATCAATATGATTTCATCATCCATCTTCTGTCCTCGCTTTCTGCGACAACAGGCGGTTATTCAGCGCATACCGGAGCATCCGCGGCATACCCTCGCCGGTTGTCCGCTGCCGCCATTTCCACGCGGCATAGCTTATGATCAGCTCCTCATCATCTACAGGCGGCTCCGGCGAGAAGGTGATACCCTCCCGCTCTATCTCCGTCTGTGCTGCCTGCAGATACCGTGTCAGCCGCTGATCGTACACCTCAGCCGATATGCCGAGGTCAATCTTCAACATCGTCAATCTATCTGCATCTGTCATACGCTACCTCTTATTCCTTTGTTCCTGCTGCCACCTTGGCATTTACTGTATCGTCCGCAAAGGTCATGTCGGCTGTCGGCTTTGTGCCGGAGATGCCGATTGCTACAAATCCCTCTGCGATTGACGGGATACCATCGTATCTTGCAGTCCCTTTGAAAACTGTCTGATCTTCCAGGAACTTCACATGCTCGGACTGTGCGATGCTTGTACCCTCACGCTCTGCAAGCAGATAGAGGTCCCCATAACCGCCGACAATCACATTGTCCGGGATGAAATCAAGTGTCTCGATGGTGCCGCCGATGATTGGCATGGTGTCGTTCATGCCTGTCGCAATAGCACCGGCCGCATTGAAGGAAAGCGCCTCTGATACAAGCGTTGTCTTCGTCGTCTCGTTCATTGCCCAGAATCGTGTACCGGTCGAATACTTACCCTTTGCCGCACCGGATGCTTTGATGATCTCCTTGAAGAGCTCTACACCGGTCTTGGCAGCCGCAATCGACTTGATATTTGTTGATGACAGATCAACCCATGTACGTGCAGTTTCCGGGTAGCTCTCCGGCTTTATTGCCTGTGCAAGGCGTGTCACGATACCAAGCGGCATCTTTGTACCTTTTCCGTACAGGATTGCCTTATCGAGTGCCAATCCAATCGCCTGTCCAAGTGCTGTAACGATCGTCTCAGCAAGATAGACATCGGAATCCTTCAGTACCGCATTGTTGATTACAAGATATCCGCCGACCTTGTAGCCGTCTACTTCTGTATTGTTGAACGAAAGCGAAAGCTCGTTCAGCGCGGCGTACATCTCTGTCCATACACCCTCCGGGATGGTGCCCTGGATGTTCTGACGTGCCTTTCCCGGTACGCTCTTTACGTTGACGTACTTATAGAGCTTGGAATATCCTTCGATATTCTCACGGAGCAGTTCCAGCATTACATCCGGGATAGTAAGCTCCGCATTGGTAATTGAGCGGTTTTCTGTGCCAAGTGTACGCACACGCTCCAGGAAGGTATGTACGTCCTCCCGCGCAAGGAACGCATCACGCTCCTGATTGTTCATTCCAAAAAACTTCTTTCTTGTGGTCATTGTCTTCACTGTATCTTCTCCTCTCTTTGTTGTATCTGCTGCCGGTGCAGCCTGTCTCTGTTTCTCCTCCAGATCAGCAAGCTCGGACTCTGTATCCGATACTTCCTTTTCCAGAGTTCTTACTGACTCGTCATTTTCTTCCTTATCCTTCTCGTACTGCTCTACTTCCTGTGACACTGCCTCCTTCTCTTCGTCTGTCTGTGCCTCTTCAATGGCTGCCTCAAGCTCCTTCTCACGTGTTGCAAGCTCCTTTGCCTTCTCACGTGCCTCTGTGAGCTTATTTGTGACTTCGCTCAGCTTCTTTCTGAGCATGATAACCTTTAACATGATCCATTTCCTCCTTTTAATTTTTGCTTCATGTCAAGTTTCCACACCTCATTTTGTCGCGCCCGGATGGTGTCGATATCCTTTTGACGTGCATTGACACTTGTCTCTTCGTAAGCAGGGAATGTACATACTGACACTTCATACAGCTTGACTTTCTTGATTTTCCAGTGAACAGAACCATCCTCACGGACGTCTGTCTCTTCATCCAGAATATCAAAGCCAAAGCTGCACTGATCCACGTCATGCCGTTTCACTCTGGCGTACAGATTCATTGCATCCGAATCATCCGGATTAATGTTTATATGTCCCCAGAGTCCACGCTCATCCTGTCGTAGTGTCAGTGTTGCTGCTTTCGTTCGTCCAAGCACCATGCTCGTGTCATGATTGATTAACGCGCGGATATCATCTGAAATTGTCTCAGTAAATGCTCCACTTTCGACACTTTCGCTGTAACCCGGTGCAATAATATAGGTGCTATTAAAAACGGCGAAGTAACCTTCAATCGAAAGTGCCTCGCCGTCTTCTCTCGTATTAAATTCCGATGCGACAGATCGTATCTGTCGAATATGTCTATCCATTGTCTTCTCCCTTCTGTATCAATTTCTTCTGTGCTGCTGCCATGTCCCACGGTATATAGTTTTCAAGCGTTCTAAGTTCATCCAAGCCTTCCTTTGGTGACATGCCTATCTTGTCTCTGACTTCATTTCCAGTCACAAATCCACGGTCTGACAGCGAACCGAATACGGATGCTATCGTCGTCAGATCCCAATCCATCACGGACAGGACATTGAACTTGATGTACATATTCGGACTGTATATCAGTTTCCGCGTCATCTCCTGCTGTAAGCCTGTGACAATCGTCTTTATTTTCGTCTTGACAAAATAATTCCACTCATCCTGCTTGTACTCTCCAACGCCAAGCACGAACGCAGGCACTCCTAATATCGCGGCTACACTTTGCTTGTCCAGCTTTACATTGTCGGATATCGCAAGATCTGACAGAGACAACGGTTTGATCTGTTCTATCTCAAACTGTTCCGCAGGTATCAGCCACGGTGCACCAGCTTCGCCAGAATTCATGTACTCATTGATCAGCTTCTGTCTGCCCTTTGGCGACGAGAATTCTTCCGTCATTCCATCCACTTTGACGATCAGGCTTGGCTTGTACTTGCTCTTCATGAAAGCATTTGTTGTAGCCTGTGCCTGTCGCAGGTTGTCCGCGACATCTTTCAATTGTGCTGTAACGCCCTGCCCTTTGTACAGGTATACCTTATCCGGATTATATACAAAGTGCATCACCTCATCCGGGGCATAAGGGATTCCATCAATCATCACATGATATCTGGTGTAATCGCCCTGATATGATACTCTGTTTGCAGCCACCGGCTCCATATCAGACAGATATCCATCTTCCGTGTATACTTTCACAACCGAATTGCCTTTGCCATACAGGAGCAGATTCATCACAATCGCTTCTATAAACGTCTGCCGCGTCATGGTACTGCACGGGTTTATATCAATCTTTCGTGACAGTTCATTGATCACACGCTCGTCACCCCGTTCGGTGTTCTCCATGACGTGAATCGTCATTGCTCCAACCACTTCTGCAATCTTACGGCAGGCTGCTACAATCTCCGGGTTCTGGTCCAGAGATGTATAGCCATCACCGCACAGGATGTCATATGCTTCCGCGCTTCCGATCAGTACCGCCGATCGTCTTGCTTTTCTTAGTGCCCGCTGTATCACGTTATTCTTTTTACTCATCTTCATTCTCACCTCCCCACCAGCTCTTTGATTTCTCGCTCTTTTCGAGCGAATTCAAGTATCTGACGCACGCAAACACACTCGAATCGAACAAGTCGATACGTGCCGTCGGTTCTATCTTCTCAAATTGGATCATGTCGTCGGTCTTCTCAATCGCATGTACATTCTGCACGCAGTACTCATAAGCATCTGAATGCAGGTAATACAACGTTCCATCTTTGGCAGATTTCTCAATATGCCGGAACCCCTCCGACTTCACGTAGAAATACTGTGGCTGGTCGACTATACGGAACCCTGCCTTTTTCATCTGGATAAAGTACTCACGTGCAAACTTCTTATCGTGACCAACCTGCTTGATCTTAAAGCCTTTGCTCCGCATCTCCTTGAACCAATTCACAATATCTCCAACGTTAACCGTCGGCGTGTTGCACATGGTCAGCCATCCATCGTCCCGCCAGCCAAACAGCGGTATGTTGTCTTCATCTGCTTTCCTTGCTGCTTCCACAACCGGGAAGAATGCATGCGTGATAATGATATCCACGCCCTTGTAATGTCCGAATAGTGCCGCTGCCGTGAGATCATGCAATTTCGACAGGTCGGCACCACCGTACCAGTCTATATTAAGCTTTGCGAGCTCCTCTATGCTCCAGGTATACTGCTTGTCTGAATTTTGGAACTCTTTTATATCAAAATATGCCTTCATCGCCGTGGTATATACATTCAACTGGCGGCTTAGAAAATCCTTCCGCTGTTGCGGATCGTTCTGTGCCTGTATGGAATCGTTCATGATAGCTTCCGGCCGGATTGTCACACCATATCCCGGATTTGCCTTTTCATGCTGGATTGGATTGGTAAAATCTACATTTCCCTTTTCGTCCTGATCGGCACGAGATACAAAGCAGAACAATGTATCGTCCTTCACTATGCCATCCAACACTTTGTTTGCATATTCCAACCGGCGATAGCAGAATGAATTCATGTTATCGCCCGCAGTTGTGATACCGATCATCAGCTTGTTCGTGTATGCTGCCATTGCCTCCTTGAATCGGTTGTACTGCGATGCACGCTTGAACGCATGCACCTCATCCGCGATGGCTATGTTACAGTTGAATGAATCCTGCGTGTCTGGATTGCTGGCAAGTGCTTCGATGTACAAGGAACCCTCCGGCTCTTCATTCTCATTGTAAAAAGTGTACTCGATAGAGTGCTGTGCATTGTTATTCAGTACTTTAAACTCGCCTATCATGCCCCGGTATCGCAAAGTATGCAGGATATCGTCGAAGCTCTGCTTTGCCTGTTTCAGTGCCGCTGCAACAATATAGATCGTCGCACCTGATTTACGCTCTAATAACCCCAGAGCAAAAGCCAGCGCCGCTATAAAAAGTGTTTTTCCCTGCTTTCGTGGGACAAAAATAAAGGCCTCTTTGTATCGTCTGATCTGAGTACCTTTATAGTAAAAGCCTATTAAGTTATATACGATGAATATCTGCCACGGCTGCAATATCAGCGGTGTGTTCCGCAGGGTATGTCCTTGCAGGTCCTCGCCTTTCACATGCACCATCACCCGCTCGATGATATTGATCACAAAATCCGGCTCTTTCGTGTGCAGCTCAAGATCATCGCGTTCCAGATCCGCCAGGAACCGTTTGCACTCTCGTACATTGTTTCCGGCAATGATCTTTCCAGCGACCACATCTTTCGCGTAGCGGATTGCCGCCTGCTTGTATGACTTAGCCGCCAATGTCCCGCAGGATGTCTCCTAATGCAGACACCTTTTTCCCTTTGATTGCTGATTCGTCGATTTTTTTCAGCCCTGCCGGTGTGAGCCCCAGATCTCTCCAGTATGAAAGTGCAGATGTATTCATATCCCCCCAGCTCACCAGCAGTGGATTTTTTGTCATGTTGGTACTTCCGTTTTTGTTCGTATGCTCCACTACAGGTTTGGCACCGGTTTCGACGTATTCCTGATAGATTTTGTCACGCTCTGCAAGTATATTTGCGAGCGTATCGATCATCGGAAGAAAAGCATCTCGATACGTGCCAACCGCCTTGGTTGCTGATATTATTCGATTTTTCCATGCTGTCTTTTTCACCCGGTTTCCCCCTTTCTCAAAAAATCCTGCGTATTTGGAAAAGGCTCCACCCACCGTTCTATCCTCCGGCGCTCCAAAAACGCTAGAGAGGGGGGAGTCTGCTGCCATATCGCTTCTTCATACGCATTTGTAACTGTTTTCCTGTCGCTGTAAGCTCATGTGAATCCCGATCATGCATGCGGTTGTGGCACTTCTGGCATAGCGTGATCAGGTTGCAGTCGTTGTACCGCTCATCCGGATACTGTTCGACTGGGTACACATGATGCACATGATCTCCTGATCTTCGTTTGCCATATCGCTTACACTCTTGGCACTGGTAAGCATCTCGTCGCAGGATCACTGCACGTTTCTTCTTCCATCGTTTGTCGTTATACATCATTGGATTTATCCTCTGATTTCTTCTGTAGGATGTCGATTGCTTTCGTAATCACTGCCGGAAGCTTCACGCCCATGAGCCCGGCATTCTCGACCAATGAGATTGTCTCGTTCGCTATAAAAGCAATCACGACCGCATCACGAATATAATTAGTGCCGATGACTAAATCTAATCTATATGCTACGATCACGAACACAAGTGTCATGCACTTTCTGCATAAGCCTTTCCATCCAGCTTTGCTCTCCAAACTGCCTGTATCAGTTTTTGGACTGTTCTTGAATACGCCAGCAACAATCAGCCCAGATACATAATCAATCGCCATGAATATGAGCAGGGTTTTAATACCTGCATCCCATCCGCCAAATACGGATGCTATCGCTGATCCAATCACTCCTACTACTGTACATATCGCCTGTTTCATCTTCTCTCCTTTCCAACGCAAAACAGCAGCTATATGTTTTCCATACAACTGCTGTTCTCCGTTTCTCTCAACTATCTCATGCTATCATAATATCACTTAATTTGTCCCCCGAGTACTCCACTTTCATTTTTTCTTAAAACTTCCGAAGAATTCTCTCACTCTTACGTATAGCTTAAAAAACAAGTATGAATACGTCTCTCTTAATGCAAGTCTATAAAGCATCTGATCTTGCAACGTCAGGCTCTCTACAAATTCCTTTTCGTTAAAGTAATCAATATACTCCTCAATGATCTCATCCTCCGTTTTCATATCTTCTCACCTCACTTTCTTAGATAACAGATAGTAGAACTTTCGCCGACTTCGATAGTATAATGCACGCGACGCTGGCATCCCTCGCGCCTCAAGCACCATATATGTACACTCGGTATCTGTTACTCCTGCCAATATGTACTGCGCAATTTCCTTGTTTGCTTCCACTGCCGTATCTTCAATCAGCTTGCAACGCTTGCTTAGTTCTGCTGCCTTGATGGCTGCACTTGCGGTCGGGTTTGATAATCCATTTCCTGTTGCTCCGGTTTCATGCGATCGTAGTCCGCGCAGTTCTCTAATCTCTTTTATCCAATCCGGGTACTGCATACAGTAGTGGTACAATTCCAAGAATCTATGCTTCCCGATGTTGTAGCTTGCAACCGAGTTTCTTTGTCTCACCTTGCTCACGCTCCTTTATACCTTCTTCGTGTACTCCAGACATATCCAGCCTGCACCGCTTTTCAGCTTTCCCCATTTCTCTCCGGATACTATCTTTTCCGCCACGATCGTATATACACCATTGTCCCGGATCACTCCGGTTACTGCATTTGCTATACCCGCATCATTACGGATATTCAGTGCCGATGCTGTGACCTTGACTCTATATGTATCTGCCTGTGTCTGCTCTGGTTGGACTGCTTCCTGCTCCGGTGTCTTTGTTTCTCCGTTTGCATTCTGTTCTGTATTCATACCAAGCGTTGCAAGGATTCCTTTCGCATATGCTACACCAAACGCCCGGCACTTCTCTTCTGTATCCGCTTTTGCCGCATCAGCTTTATTGTCTACAAATACACCCTCGCAGATAATCGCCGGGCATTTCGTCTGTCTAATAAAGCCAAAATAATCGCTTCCGTATGCGTTCTTTTTTGTCTTTAAGCCACGGCTTTTCTGCCCGATCTTCACAACTTCTTTCTCTATGTTCTGTGCAAGCACCTTTCCTTTGCCGCCATTCACACTGTGCCATACTTCGAAACCTTCTCCGCCGCCTGCGTTGTTGTGTATGTCAAGCGCCAGATCTGCGTCCCAATGGTTACACATTGTTGTTTTTTCATTGATTGAACTATCTATGTCTCCGTTCCTGCTGATCAATACTTCTACTCCATGCTCTTTCAAGTAATCGCGGCATCCCTTTGCCATCTGCAGATCAATATCTTTTTCTACCAGATACTTCACTGCTCCTGGATCGCTCCCACCATGTCCTACTCCAATATATACCTTTGCCATCTTTATATTACCTCCGTTCATACACTCTTGCATTTATATATTTCTGTTCTTCCTCAGTCCACGCATCCAACAAGCGCCGTGCCGTCCGATACGCTATAATATAGCTTTCGCTCTTGCTGCCTTTGTAATATTCGTTGAGAAACTCTAACAGTGCCTGTTCCCGTATCTTCTGTGTTTCTGTCTTTTGCTCAGCTTTCCAATCCAGCTTTGTACCGCAGTTGTCGCAATTGTGCACGCTGCTCCAACACATTTGATCTAGTATTTCTCCTCGATTGCCAAGATACCACTTTCTTTCATGACAGCACGGACATACTGCAAGCACTCTTGGATTGCCGTGTGCATCCTTGTATCTCTCATCAATCTCAATTAACAGTTCTGCCATAGTATCCGGTTCCCCGGATTCTCACCCCCTTCCTTCTTTAGATTTATGATATATTTTCTTAGTGCCAAAATAAAAAAGGTACCAACCAATGAATACTGGTCAGTACCTCTCCTTTTCTAGTATTTACTTGTTTTTCTCGATGAATTCTCTCATCATCATGCTAAGCTGTCCGGCTTGACTTACTCCTGCCTTCTCACATGCATCTGCAAATGCCTCTACCAGCTCTCGCTTCAGCTTATATGATTTGCTTATCAAGCCAGCTTTTGCATTCCACTTGTCCTGCGGTCTAATCTTCTTTTCTTCCATCGTGCACCTCGCAATATATATTTAATCCAATTGATGCCACACTCAATACAAGTGCTATTGCAATTGCCGCATCCAATCCTTTTCTGATTGCATAGTACACAAGAACCGCCGCCGAACAGGTGCTAATAATTGTTAATACTTTTCTTATAGACATATCTTCAAAAATGGCTTAGAATAAAATTAGGCGGTGGGTGGGATATTCCCACCGCCTGTGCCCTTACTTGAAGAAGGTTTCGTAGATCAAGCATACGATGGTTGCTATGCCTTGCAGGATGCTTACTACGATTGCAACCTTTTCAAGTTTGGGCTTTTTCTTTTGTTTTTTCTTAGCCATTTCTTATTCACCTCCTTACAAGTATTATAATATCATACGGTGTACCGTATGTCAATACTTTTTAATAAAAAAGATGAAAAATTTCTGACCAGTATTCACTTTTCAATGTGCATCTTTATTTAGTATTTACTAGACTTTACAGGTAATTCTTCCCGAAGATCTCCCGGAAGCTCTTACCTGGATAGTGCGCTTCAAAAGCCTTTTGTGCCGCTTCGTGCAATATCTGCATATAGTCGCTGTTCTGGTGTACCGCATCCGGTCCTGTCCGGTGATGCTCCGGGCACAGGTAAACCTTCAAGCCGTACTTTTCTGACAGCTTCCGGTTCGGTCCTCCAAAGCAATGATGTTCTTCAATCGTATAGCCCTGCTGCCGAATTCCGAGCATGTCACACATGTAACAGCATCCGTCTTTGTTCTGCATGATAGATCTACTCATGATTCCCCTCCTTGCTTTACTATCTCGATTGCTCTATCCAGTCCTCTGTGGTACAAGTCATCATATTCTGTATCCAAGCAAGTACATATTTCATCCACATACTTGTCAAAATCCGCATATGAAAGCTCTTTTTCCTCTTCCAGTTGATTCAAAACATTATCTACGTTATATGCCGTAGGTTCTGCGTCAATAATTCTGCAGAACCGTTCGTATTCATCCGAGCTCAAAGTGTACTCACTTACTCGATCTTTTAAGCTCATATCGTCTATCAATCTACTCATCATAAACCACGTCCTTGCTCACTTTTTTCGTTACCTTGATTGTGTCCTTATTTGTCTTGCTGATCGTGATTTTAACACCTCTTCCATTGTCCACTATTATCTTCACTATGTTTCTCCGATCAACCAGCTCAACGCACTGTTTCAGATACTCGCACACTTCCTCGTCCGTCTCATTGATTGCCAGCTTAATGTTGTCTTTTGCCTTCTCCTGTCTTTTTCTCGCTCTCTGATGGATTCTCGCTCCTTGACAGTCGCACATCATGATTGCATGCTCCTCTGCCCGCTCATCTGGTATCTCTTCGCCAAATAGTACAAGATTTCTGCAATATTTGCATATTTCTCTATTTGCCATTACGCATCCTCCTTTTTGCTCTCTTTACACATTCCTGTTTCATATCAAGATACTCACTCAATGCTTCTTTCTGTTTTCTTATACATTCATTCTTTTTTCGTTGTGTCTCTGTGAATGCTTTATACTTCCCGCATACACTGTGACAACCAACTTTCCTGTCTACGCATTCCTTACATGGACAGTTTTTCA